GTAATAGTATTACTATTCTCGTTAATAATATTTGCACCGCATTGGTTTTGTATGTTGTTTACTTTAATTGTACTTGTCATAATTATTGAAATTTATACCTTATTATTACTATACCTGAGCCCCCTGCGCCACCAGCTCCTCCTGGACCTGGGTTTCCTGAACCTCCACCGCCGCCACCACCGCCAGTATTAGTTGTTCCTGCGCTTCCAGCACCACCACTTCCTGGACCTCCAGCTGCTCCACCTCCTGGTGTTACACCTGGTGTGGCTCCACTTGACATAAAACCTCCTGCACTTCCACCACTTGCTCTTACAGTTGGTGTTCCATTTATAGAAGTTGTAGCACCTGCACCACCGACGCCTCCTGTAAAAGCAGTAGGGCTTGATGTTGGTGGACCAGTGCCAGAACATTGTGCACCAACTGCAGTTGCTCCACCACCACCACCACCACCTAGATATGGACTACACGATGCACATCCTCCATTGTTTCCTTGAGGAGGACTGACTGATGGTGTATTACCATTTCCTTTTACTCCTGGTGAATAAGATGCTCCACCACCTGAACCACCGTCACCACCACCATATCTATTTGGAGTTGGACCTGGCACATTACCTCCTGCACCAAAACCACCGCCAGCTGATGTTATTGTTGAAAATGTAGAAGCCGAACCTGCAGCACCTGGTAATCCACTAGAAGAACCATCCGCACCGCCTGCACCACCTGCACCCACTGTAATGGGAAAACCTGTAGCTGTTACTGGAACTCCTGTAGGAGCTCGTAAAGGAGATCCTGTATAAGAATCATTTAAACCTAATCCCTCTCTATAGCCACCAGCACCACCTCCACCACCTCCGATATTAGAAGCAACCACCGCTCCACCACCTGCACCACCAGCGATTACCATATATGAAACTGTATTTGAGCCTCCTGCATTACCAGCACAAGATACACAAAATGTGCCAGGGCTTGTAAAAGTGTGAACTTTGAAATTAGTACAAACTGTTGTAACAGTATTTCCACCTGTTGCTGATATAAATTTAGCACCTATTTGATTTGTTATATCATCATTAATAAGTGACCAACCTTTTGTTGAATCCATAAAAACAAATGTTACAGATAATCCATCTGTGTCTAAATCTGTATTTTCTGCCGCTCCATCCATATTAGAACCATTTCTAGCTACTATAACTTTGTTAGTTCCAAATGTTCTAGCATAATCTTTTATTGCAACTACATTTCCAGCGCTTGGTGAAGATGGTAAAGTAACAGTAATATTAGAACCACCACTTGTATTTACAAAATATCCTTCTCCACTAACTGCTGTAAAATCAGTAGTTTTAATTGCAGTTTGCCAACTAATTCCACCAGTCGCACCAAAACCTGTTTGAGTAGCGCCACACGCTAAAGTTACAGCCGTGCCTGATCCACCCAAAGTTAAGGTTGAACCACTTTGTTTATCTATTGCATCTACTTCTATCTTTGACATTACACTATTACTAAAGTCCCCGTTACTGTTATAGTTGCAGGAACAGTAATAGGTCCTGCAAGAACTGCACTGTCTATTGTTTGAGTTCCGTCAATCGTTGACGCTTGATTTTTTATAAATTCATCTGGAGATGTTTGACCTCCAATGTATTGAACACCGTTTACTATTGCCGTCATAATTCCTCCTTACGAACTAATATCGTCTATAAATGAAGTGACAATATCTAAACTAGAAGCAGTATTACTTTTAGCTTTTAATACATCACCATTTTTTAAAACAATTTTTGCCCCACCTTGAATTAATTCTATCGCAGAATTTGGTGGTACAACCACACCTTTTGCAAGAAAGTGATCATTACTACTATTCTCGATAAATACATCTACTTCAATAGTAGAGGTAAGAACGTTGCAGCATCTTATTCCGATAACTGCATCAAAGTCTCCACCAGTTATTAAAGTAACTTCTGATGTTCCGACGTTTCTTTGTAAATCGTTTCTAAAATTTTGTGCCATAATTTATTCCTTTATAACGCCACCGCCATTGCTAATGCAAAACCAGCTGACGCTGCTCCTACCGGATCTCCTGATGCGTCCAAGAAAACCGATTTACTTGCTGGTAAAGTACAGAATACATCTTTTGTACCTGAACCAAAATCAACAACATTGTCAGAATTAGAACTACTAAAAATTGTAGCTCCTGATCCTCTTGTTAAATTTGCACTTGTTCCATCTAATGTTCCAAGTCCAACCTCAAATTCACTTGTGCCTTGATTAAAGATACAATAGTAAGTCGTGTTGTTATTTCCTATACCTTGTGCAAAAGTTTCAAAACCAGTTGCTGCTGCCCCAAGTGCAAATGCACCTGTTCCAGTAGTTGTGCTTGTTACTTTTACTCTATCATTTATAACTAAGGCCATTTATTCTCCTATGCCATACTTATGATTGCATTAGCCGGTGTAGTTGGATCAGGAAACGTAATAGTAAAAGTACCATTCGTTGCTGTCTTATTTCCACCAAAATCTAAAACCACCACTAATCTGTTTGCTGTTCCATCAACTGTATCTGTATTATAGATTGCTGCAAAAGCTGCAGTAAAAGATGCACTACTATAAGTAACATTATCAAAATCAACTGAAGCAACTGCTGTGCTCGAAGCAACTCCAAAATTAGTTAATGTTTTAACTGAATAGTTAGTTCCACCTGTTGTATCTACTTCGCCATTTCCAGTTCCTGCTAAATAAACAGTTGAAGCTGTTGTATATGGATTAGTTGTGTATAATGAAATTTTAAAAGTGTTTCCACCAGAAGCTTTAAAATTATGATTTGCTTCGAAGAGAGCACCTCTAAAACTAAACGGTATTATATTTGCCATATTGTTTTATCTCCTATGTATAACTTGATGGTGGTTTAACGTTAAGTTGAGCTCGAACTTCACCATCTTGATATTCGTCTCTGCGTCTTTGACCGATTTGTTCGATCGCGTACGATTCTATTGCCTCTTTATATTGGCTTTGATAGTATTGTAACATATCTGCCGGACCTTTCAAGTATCCATATGCATTTACCAGACACGAGTACAAAAGTAAATCTTGATATTTATTAGACAAATAAGTCCCAACTGTAGCTGGAGCGGGAGTAGATGTAGTATCAGTTATAGTTTCTGGCTCCTTATCATAAGCTAAAGTAATTTCATAAGTTTGGTCTGGTGTCGGTGCTAAGACCCAAAATTCTTCATCCCAGTTTGCATAATATTTAGGTATATCTACAGCTGATGTACCAGGTGTAGAGTAAAATTCTGCTATGTATGATGTATCTTTTTGTTCTAAATAAAATTGATTCCCAGCTGAATCTTTAAGTTGTACATATCTTATGGCTCTTAAATCGTCTGGTATAGTGACATATCTATTTCCAATAATAGCATTTGATGTTGCGTAAAATACACTTTGATCAGTATCAATCGCTCGATAAATTCTATTTTCTGCATTTATAATTATAGTTTCTAAAACTGCATCAGTTAAAACATTACTACCAACTTCAGTATAGTTTCTAATATCATCTCTTAAGTTTGTTAAAGTGTATGCCATAATTAATTAATTACCTCCAATGTTACTGGCCCTGCAGAACAGTTTTCTCCACCACCAGATATACCTCCTGTTGTAGCATTACTAGTGCTAGTTATATGAAAAAAATTTATTGGATCTGTTAAAGGATCTGTCGTTGTAGCTCCTGTGATATTACCTGAAGAATCTATTTTACCTAAAGCAATTGTAAAACCACTTGCATTATTTAAATCACTTACGTTATCAAATGTAGGTATGTTTTGAAATTGTTGTAAGTTTGGAGTGTCATCTGAATCATCACCACCAGGACCCGCCGCTATTACTTCTGGTGGGCCTCTAAATCTAACTATAGAACCTGCTGTTCTTTGATGATCTTCTGAAAAAACATTTACAAAAGTTGTTCCACTAGAAATTACAGTTGTAAAAGGATTAGAATCTAAAAGTATTAAACTTGTTTTTGATGCAGGTTGTGGTCTTGGATTATACAAAGCTTGTGGGTCAGAGCCAACTGGTTTTGGTTCTAATTGTGGTTGCTTTGGTTCATATTCTGAAAAATGAACTAGTGATCCATTCCACTCTCTAACCATTTCATCATAAGGAAATCTTAATCCTGATCTATCTGAAATAGCATATGCATATTTTCCTGAAGCGTATCTACCCATTATACTCCATCTCCATAAAATGTTTGTGGTGAAATAAAAGTGGATGTGCCCTGATTATCTGCATCAAGAGCTCTTAATAATTCACTTTCATATCTACGTTCTAATTCTTGACTTCTATCTGGTGAATATTTTTGACTTAAATAATACGCAAGACCAGACATCATACAAGGATAAAATCTATTAACTATATCTGATGTATTTGTATAAGCACCAGCATCTTGAATCTTTGCTAAGTAATAAAAACAAAATTGAAAATTACTTGGTGTGGTTGTACTTGATACACTTGAACTTGGAGTTGTATATAAAAATACACTTGGATTTAATTTTCTTTCTACATAATATTGTGATGGTGTGCCTTTTGCCAATTTATTTGGTGTTTGTGAATATGTAGATCTATCTATTTTTGTAAGCGCAATATCTTCTGGAGCAGCTGTATTTGAATTATTTCTATAATAAGCCTCTAAAACTGTATCTAAATCTTCTGGAAAATTTTCTGAATCAGATGCAAAATTATATTCTGCTTGACCTTCTACTAATGGAACTTTTGCAAGTTTAACTTTCCATAAATGAACGCCTCTGTTTGCCCATTCTTGAAACATAATATTTAAAGATCTTCTTGCAGATCTTAACATATATCCTGTTCTTGCACTTTTAACACCAGTTCTCTCAAATGCTTCTTCTATAATATCATCTATTTGAGGATTAAATTGTGTCTCTTCAGATGTTGGTGAAATGGTTTGAGCAGTATTACCCATACCGCTGTGATTGGTACAGTAATAAAATAATAAAGGAGCACCTGTAGTTCTTACAGGTGCAACATTAAATGTAGTTTGTGCTCCTGCATTTCCAGGTGTGCCTGTAGATGTAACACCAGATGTGTAAGCAGCTACTGGACTATTATTTGGATTTCTAGAAAAAGCAATTTGATGAACACCACCAGACGCATTACTAGAATCTGATTGATCAAATATATAGGTATTACCCTCTTGTAAATATAAAACAGGAGCTAGCTCACCGTTAATATAAAATCTATTACCGGTTCCGTACTGTGTTGTACCCGTTGCTACGGTTACTTTATAAGTTATTGTAGCCACAATTTACTCCTACGTAAATGTTATAGTAACACTTGGTGTAGCTGTTAGATCTAAATAAATTCCTTCTTCAAATAAAATTCCAGAACCTGGAACATAAAAATCTATTCCTTCAGATCCAAACTCAAACGTAGCTATTGCAGTTCCTGTAGATCCACCAGATTTAAAAATTATTTTAGATCCGGAAGCTCCCTCTGCTTGTATTCCTGTTAACCTAGCTCGTTGAGTTGTAGGAACCATTTGAGCATCGGCTGTAGCGTTGGCTACCTGTTGATCACTTGAGTATGATGACATTGTTTCTCCTTAAATTATGTGTGGGCCGAAGCCCACACTAAATTATTATGCTAAGTTATTGTTTTGCTGATACGTAATCGTAATTCTAACTTCACCTGCATTTGTTGCTGCAGAATTAGTAAAATTAATTCTTTGATCAGATGTTCCAATATCTTCCCAAGCTAATGCTCCACCAGCGGTTGTTGTTGGGTATTGTCTACCTGCAGTTGTTCCGATTGTATGAGCGTTTACAAGAGCAGTAGCTGCGCCACCAACAAAACCAACACTAATATTAGTAGAAGTGTTTGCTGCTGTAATAATATCAAAAATACAATCAATGATTTGTGAATTTGCTGGAATTATTACATTAGATGCTTGAGCTGCGATTGCTCCGCTTGAAAG